GTCCAGATGAGTTCGGATAGACAAGCAAGTGAGCTGAAATTTCTTTCAGTGCCCACCTTTTTGTCGGTTCATGTTCAGTTGATTCTAAAATTCCCGTTAGTAGAGCCTTTGTGGCCTCTAGAGGAAAAGAATCAGTAGCAGCAGTATAGTCTCCCGAGATCCATACATCACCCGGTTTGCCTGACTTATAAAGTCTTTTGATCGTGGACGACAAGTTTGTCGTTCCATGAGTCAATGCAAACTGGGGTTCAAGACCTAACGCTTGCCACATGGCTTTAGCGAAAGGTTTTAAACAAAATGTATCACCGATTCCCGCCGTGATGAGTCTTACCTTGAGTGGTTCCTTAATTGGTTCTACTCTTACAGGCAATGGCCCTTCCGGAGGGAAAGCAGGAAAATTGAGCTGAAGGGTCTTTCCATCACCAGACAAATGTCCGGTTGATGTCGAGAACCCATGTTGCTCTAATTCTTGCAAATACGGTGTGATCTTTGAAGTATCTCTTGTTGATGATGAAACACATTGTTTCCATACCTTTCCATGATTTTCATGGAATTTTCGTCTAACTTTAAACTCAATCTGTAAGTCTTTAAGGAAGTCTGCTTTATCAGCAACCCTCCAGACTTGTTGTGTATAATCTCCGGGTTTCCCCGAAATTTCAACACAAAACTCATGACGATTTTGAAAGAAACGGCTGTCAGGAATACTCTTTACAGAGCCCTGACACATTTTCAATCCTTTTCGCATGTACAGATTCTCTGTTCTTATCCAGCTTGGCTTTAACCTCAATAAGTGAAGGTTTCCATCCTCTACGTAAGTAGGGACATGGAACCTCCGCCAAAAAGAGGCGTCATCAATGATCGAATTACCCTGAGGGTAAACGTGCGCTAATGACATACCATACTTCAAATTTGAAGTAGCGATAATAATAGGAGAAGAGAACTTCCTTCCTTTGTCTTCTAGAGACGCCATCGGCAAAACATAAGGGCAGCAAGAAACGAGAGTTTGAAACTCTTGTATATCTTGTCCACTCTGTGATTGACCTAGGTCATCTAGAATAACAATGGGTTGGCCTGAATAGCCATCCCAATGTTCGACATGGGAAGTTCGTTCATAAGTTAGATCTTTGCTAGGTACACCTGGAAAAAGTCGACTCAATGAGGCGACAAGTTCCGGGATAACCGTCGATTTACCCATCCCGGGTTGTCCGAATAGACCAATAACATATGGTTCAATTCGATCATCCGGGTCCTCTGTGTGTGTGGCAATCTGAAGACGATCATTGTAAACAAGATCGCCCTTTAGACCGCCTCTATCACGAGGAAAAGCAAAACTAGCGTTACCTGAAGGTTGGAATCCAACCTCGGGTCGATAGAGACCGGCGACTAATTTGCCGAATTCTCTACCTCGTTGACGCAGTTTTTCTAGGTACTCTTCTGAAACAACCTTTTGGGGTTGTGAAAGTTGAGAT